ACGTAAATCGCCTGTCCACCGTCGTCAAGGTTGACGCAAGTGCCGAGGTTGAACTGCTGCGTGGTGTCGGCATAGCCAAGGGCAACGCCAATGACATTACTAGTTGAAACAGTCATTTTCGTTTACTCCTTAAGCAATCAACACGCCTTGGAACTGGCTGCCCGAGCAGGTGAGGTTACCGGCCCAGCCAATCAGTTTCACAATGGCGTCTTGGTTGACGGCCTGACGCTCACCGCCAATCGGCACAAAGTTACGATCCTTGTGCGGGCGGAACATCAGGTACTTGGTGTTGAGGAACCACATATGGTTCGCGTTGCCCGAACCGCTGTTGTACGTGGACGATCCGATACCACCGTCCAACACAACGTCGGAGGCCATACCAGCGCCATAATACTTCAACGAGGCAAAGCCCGCTCCGGCGAGGCCCGAACCACTCTCCGTAATACGCTGGATCGCTTGCAGCGATTGCAGGTAGAAGCGGTAGTAGTTGTTGTCGGCCACGATGAGGTCAGGCTTGTCGGTTCCACGAACGAGTTGCACGGCAAGCGCATCCATGTAGCCCTGAATCGTCGTGCTGGACACAGCGCCCGCACCACCGCCATCAGCGGCAGCCGAGAACTTTTTGCTCTGCCAGAACGACCACACAGCGCGGTTGATGCCGCCGTAGGTTCCCGTGGTCGGGTCATCCGGCACAGCCGCAGCAAGACCCGTGAGGTTCTTGCCGGCGTTCCCGGTTCCATCGCCGTACAGGTCGCCCGAGATGCGGTTAGCAAGTTGGGCTTCCGCGACTTCCATGCGACCGTCAAGAAGGTCAATGATGGCCTCCTTGCCCGAGTTCTGGATCATCTCCAGACCCGAAATGGTCACAGCCGAGGCGTACTGCGTGATGCTGAACTGCGCCGCAGAAATCGGCGAGTTCTGGCCCACGTTCAGCACTTCATAGCCGCTGTACGAGTTGGTGTTGTTCGTGGTCGGATCGGTATACATGATTTCTTGCAAAATCACGTTACCGCCCGAGAACGTCTTGACGTTTCCACGCTCTTTCAAACGACGCAACAACGCGTTGTTGTTCGTCACGTTATCAGCAAGTTCACCGCTACGGCTCTGAATCGTGGTAGCAATGATGTCGCTGATACTAGAGTTGGCAAATGCCATTTTGTTTCTCCTAGTTCAGTTAATTACAAACGCGCTTCTTGTTCGTTCAATGCTTCTTCAAGAAGTGCGCGACGGTTTGCTGCCTTGGGAGCCGTGTTTACGCCGGGTGTGGCGCTTCTGACACTCACCGCTGCTGCACGGGCAACTTTCGCCGCCCGGTTGGCCTCTTTGGCCTGTTTAGCCGCTTCCTCGGCCTGTCGGGCCTTGGTCACTTGGTCAAACAAATCGGGGGTAAGACGGATGGCTTTTTCATACGCGTCTTGCAACGTCTCGGCGAGTCCACCCTGTAGGAGTTGGATCATCACCGGGCGCGCTTCCTCAAAATACTCAACCTTTTGACTAAAACTGTTAATTTCGGACAACAAGTTCTGGTTTTCGGCCATTTCCTGCTGCTGTTTCCAGCCCATGACCTCGCCACGTACCTTGTTAAGTTCATTTTGCAGTTGGTAAACAAGCGGATCAACAGCGCGTGGCGCTTGCTGGCCCGGCTGCTGCGTCATGGCACCCAAATTGATGCCATACGACTGCGCCAACTGCGTGAAATACTGCATTTTCGTCTGCGGGTCGCTGTTCCGCAGCATATGGTCGGCCTGCATCAGCGCAGACACGGCCTTATCGGGCGTAATGCCTAACCCTTGGATGGTTTGCATATACGGCTCAATGGCCGCTTGCATAGAATCCGCAAATTCAGCCTTGCCAAAGATGTTTTCCACACCTTTGCGCATTTCTTCTTCACGCTTCCACGCGTACTCCTGCAATTTCGGGTCGGCTTTCTGCCAAATTTCGTGATATTCACGACGCCAAGAGGCGGGCGGGCGTTTCCACACCGGATCGTTGTCGTATAGCGTGTTGAACGACGACTTTTCTTCCGCTGTTTCTACCGGCTGCTCGGCTTCTCGCTTGCTGAACCGCCCTGCCGCATCGCGTACGACGGTTTCTACGGGTTCGCCCTTCTCGGCGGCCTCAAACCCCGCCTCTAATAACTCACGACGGTCAATCTCTTGATCTTCCCGTGCCGCTTCCATTGCTGGATTAGTGTTGTCCATTACCCTCTCCTGTGGGGATTGGTGAAATTGGCTTGTTGGCGTATCTCGCGCAGTATGCGATCAGCCTGTTCGTTGGTCATGCGTGTGTTGACCATGTGCTTAATGCGTTCCAGCCGAGTGTTATTCTCGGGTTCACGCCGAATGTGCTTGGCCGGGTCGTCGTTCCCTACCTCCTCGCAGTTATTTGCCTTGAGGTGTCTGCGATGCTCCGAGCGTGATGTCACCATCTTGCCGTCAATCATGCTCCGGTAGGGCGTGATGTCAGGCATGACGTAGTGGTAGCGCCCCTTCTCGTCCTTCTTGCGCTCCACAAACTCGCCGTTTATGTAAACGTACGTCCGTTTCATTGCGTAAAGGGTGGCTCGGGCATCGTCTTGCCCATCTGGGCGATAATCAGTTTAGTCTGGGCGTCAATGTCAGCCTTGTACTTGGCAGCGGCCTGTTGGCTCTGTAGTTCGGCAGCCTTCAGTTGCGCCTCAAAGTTCATCTTTTGCTGTTCCATAGCCATTTTGGCTTGGTTCTTCATCTGCTCCATCTGCAAGGCGTGCTGCATTTCGGCCTGCTTCAGTGCCGACTGCATCTGCATCTTGGACGATTCCAATTGACCCTTGGCCTGCAACTCCGCTTGTTTGCCCTGCTGCTCTGGCGGCTGCTGTTGGGCGGCCTGCGCAAGTTGCTGCAACGTGGCGTCGATCTGACCCTCAATCGGACGGGCTGCCTTAAACGCCTGCATACCAAAGCGCAGCAGTTCCATCATCATCGGCACCATCTGTGGGCTGGCTTGACCAACCGGCAACGCTTGGGCAAGGAAGCCACCGAATGCTTGCAGGAACTGCATACGGTCTTGCTTGTTCTGGTTTTCGTCCAGCATCACAAGAGAGTCGGCGGCAATGTCCACGCGGAAGTTACGCAGCGGCTTATTACGCAGCAGTTCCAACGCCTGCGGGATCAGTTGCTGGTCAGCGGGCGTCATCTGCTGTGCGGCAGCGTACGCAAGGATTGTCTCGGGCTGATACTTCATGCACATGACCTGTGCCTTAAGGCGTATCAGTTCCGAGGCAAAGAGAGCAACGTCCTCTTGCATAGAACGCAGTCTTAGCCCTGCGTATTGCCCTTTGATTTGCTGCGCGGTGGCCGTTTCGCTGGCGAACGACGTACCTCGGATAATGTCCGAGATGCCCGTGATTTCGTAGATTTGGCTCTTGATGTCTTCTCTAGCGCGGTAGCATTGGAGTAGCGCATTTGCGAGTGTGTCAAGGGGGAGGAGGTCAATACTACCTTTAAGACCGCCTTTTTCACTGAATGCCATCCATTTATCAACCGGGATAAGAGCATTGTTATCGCCCTCCGTCATCAGTCGTTGCAGCGCGGGTTGGCTGGAGTCGTAGACGCCACGCACGCGCAGTGCTTTGACCAAGCCATCAATGCGGTCGGACAGGATGTCCAACTCCATGGCCTGATCTTGGTACAGCACAAAGTCGGGGACAGGTACGAGCGTGTCGCTGGTCGTCGTCGCGTAGAGCGGTTTCGGGCAGGGAAAGAAACCCTCAAGGCCGAGCGGGTCATCACGCTCGTCAATGATCTCGGGCATTCCCTTGCTAAACCAGTAAACCTTCTCAGTCTCCTTGTCCCACAGTTCACAAATTTTTGCGCGGTTGTAGAGACGCTTGTTCTCGTTGTAGGCGTTGAGCGGCTCGGGGCCACTGTCTAGCGGTATGCGGCGTGCGACGTCCTCACCAAAACGCTCTACCAGCGCCTCACGGGTCATAAACACCCAACGCCACACCTGCCCAACTTCTTCCCATGTGCGGGCGGGCGAGTGTCCAAAGTCGCGCCAATGGACGTAATCCACGGGTGCGCATTCGTACTCAATACGCTCAAGGTTGGGCGGTGCGCCTTCACCCTGCTCAATGTCGGGCGTGATAGATACGCCGTCGTCTTCTATGCCAATCGGTGCGGTGTGCGGCTCATAACGCACCCATGCGGTGCCGCGACCACCTAAGAACCGATCCTCTACGGCATACGCCATTGTGGAGCGGTAATCGGGGTAGTGTTCAATTTCAAAGTCAATGGCACGCTCAACCAACTGCGCGGCCACGCGGCCCACGGGGTCGTTGTCACCAAAGCGGCGGCTGATGTCGGCCTTCGGCAGTTTGGCGTAAACAGCGGGCTTCAGCGTCTGCACGTTTGACCAAAGGATATTGAACTTGGCCGACTCGGTCAGCGTTTGCCCACGCGTATCGTCGCGGTAACGCTTAATGATCTTCTTCGTACGCGCCATCCATTTGGCAAACTCGTTGTCGTACTGCCCGATGATGCGCAGATAACGGTCAAGTTTTGGCTGTAACAGTCCGTCCATTAGTTACGCTCCCGCCGTCACTTTTTGGCCGTCTTGGCTGATTGCTTAAACGCTTCGGCAGTCGGTGCGCCTTTCTCGCCGGGTTTGCGGGTACGCTCTACGGGGCGACCCTCACGGCGCTGTCTTGCCTGCCGCTCCTGTTTGGCGAGAATGTTGGCGTAGAGGCCGGCTTTCATTAGGCGTAAGTGCTAAAGAGGCCGACGACCGACATGGAGGCGTTTTGGCTGCACGTTGCCGTAATTTGGCCCGTCGTGGCGACGTTGAGTTCCACCGAGTACACGCCCGCCGCCGTCGTGGCTGGAAACGACACCAACGTGGTGCTGCCGTCCTTCACAATGGCCGAGGCTTCCGTGTTGCTGGCGACGTTGACCACCACGCGGTGCAGGTACGCGCCGGGGCTGCCAAAGGCCGTTGTGGACGTTGCGCCAACGGCAACGTAATTCATCCGAGTTGGCTGTTGAACGCTCATATCCTTGCTCTCCTGCTAACCGTGCGGTCGTGAACGGCCCACATATCGTTTAGCGTGACCTTGTTTTCAGGCCCAACCATTAGCGGTTTTACGTCTAATGATGGGGGCTTGTCAGAAATCTCTTGCCATGATACCGCAAGCATACGGAATGCGTCACTAGGGTGGCTAGTCCAATCGTGACGCGGGGACTGCCGAAACGCTTTCTTGTCCTCGTCGTACTCGCGTTGATACTGCCGTAATGCCTCTATGCCATCGCGGCACTTCTCGCCGTCAAACCACACTCGCGGAAGCGTCATGCGTACGGCTTGTATGCCGTTTTGCACGCCAATGTCGGGAACAACAGCAAGGTTGGCGGTGCCGAGATATGCGGCCAATTGCTCAATGATGCTGCGGCCTGTCTGTAGGCTTTTGGCCCGTGCGTCGTGCGGCAAAAAGTGTTTGACGTACTTGTAGGGCTTGCTTTCTACGTGTTCGGCAATGTCGTGGATGTCAGCGCCCGAGATAGCAAAGTAGTCAATGACGCGTATTTCCCCGCGTGACGGTTGGTAGAACCATACCGCCGTGTCGTCGCGGTAGCCCAAGTCCCACGCCGTGTACGTCGGCAAGTTGGGGTCGTACGGCACGCGTGTGATACGGCCCTGATCCTGCGCTTGACGCATTTCTGTGCCGTAAAAAGCGCCGAGGATGGCTGCTTCAAATGAGCATTCGTACTCCTGTAGGTACTGATCCTCGGCTAACTGCGCCTTGGCTGCCGCAAGTTCGCTTGGCGGCAATAGCCCACTGGTGGAGGCGGGGAGGCGCAACAGGAACCATTCATTTGGGATGCGCTGTGCGGTTTCGTAGATTTCCCAAAATTGATTTTTGCCTTTCGGTGTACCGCCAAACACAGCCCAGCCCTGCTTGTCTGATAGGGCGGGGCGTATGACGTTGCCAAATACGCTCGGCTTAAAGTCGCCGTACTCGTCCATGTACACGCCTGAGAAGCCAAGACCACGCATAGCGTCAGCGTTATCGGCACCGTACAGACGTATCTGACTGCCGTTCATCAGGGTGACGGTCAGTTCCTGCTCGTTAACCGCGTTGATAATGGGCTGTGCAAATTCCTTAAAGTAGTTCCAAGCCACCGCCTTGGCCTGACTGCGGTATGGGGCAATGTAGGCGAATAGGCCGTGGTTGCCTTGATAAGTGATGGCAGCGCGGATCATGTCGTTGACGGCGGCGACCGTCTTACCTGCGCGTCTATGTGCGACAAGGCACGCCCAGCGGTGCGTCCTGTTGTGAAAAGGCAGGAACGCCTTGCGTGGGCGGTAGGGCAGGATTATTCGGGAGCCATCCATCCGATCTGTACCTTGACCGGGCCGTTGTCTTGTCCTGTGATCTCTTGGCGGGCGAGTTTGGGAACGTGGTACTCCAACAGAGTGCTGAAAGCGTCAAAGGCAGCCTGTGGCCCCTTCTCCTCTGCGATCTGATCTAACCACCCTTGGAGGCGGTCTGCATTCCCGTCTACAAACGCTGCAATGGCCTCTCTAGCGGCCTGTGTGGCTTTGTTGGGGCTACCCTTACGGCTACCGCCGCCTGTTTTTTTGCCCTTTGCCATCGCTTTTTATCGCTCTTTGCGATGCTCATTCTTCAAATGCGTTATTTGCGACGGCAGCATAACCGTTACCGCCGAAAAATCTTCCATTAAACGGTCGGCTCGGCGTTCCCATCGCTCATCTGAACGGGCTTTTTTCCACGCTTTTTCACTTTTCAATTGTTGTTTCTTTTTCACTTCTTTTCTTACCGACTTTGTTCCTGTGCAAAATACTGTTGCGCTCCTACTGAAGCAAAAACAACAGGCACAATTCCGGCCTTCGCCGCTTTTTTCAATCCCTCAAATCCTTGTTCCTTGAAAATTTCTCGCGCGCGAATTACATCGTCCCGAGCGACTCCGAACCCTCTCGCCGCGTAATCTATATCTCGCGCATTTCGCGCAACAACCGCGTCTCTGTATCCCGCGCTTTCATTCAAATTTTTCATTGTTTGCGGTGCTTGCTCTAACATTTCAATTAGTTTTTGCGTCACTGCACCCGGCGTTTTGCTTTTGTAAGCCTCACCAAAATCTATGTAACCCGTCTCCGCCCTGCCTAAATCTACAGTCGCATCGCCAAACACCCCTTTGTTTTGCTTCATTATTTGACGAACTTCTTTTGCAAAATCGGCACCCTTTGCCGTGTTTTCATTGGCAAGAATTGTTACGCCTTTGGGGGCGCTGGCAAGGTAATAACCCTTTTGTTCAAACAATGGCGCAATTTTCTCCATATCTGATTGATTAATTGTTTTGCCAAAATCAATCATTGCCCCAGTGTAGTCTGCCGCGTTTCTTGCCGGTAGCATTTTGTGCCACGCGCCAGCCTCTTGAACATCAAAATATGCTCGGGCCGCTTCTACGGCGTTTAGCCCTTTTACCGAGCCGGGCGTCAACGCGCGGACGTCGTTTTCTGCGGTATAAACGCCCGTAACTGGTCTGGCAACAAAGGCAGGGTTTGCAGTGTCTTTGAATCTGCCAACGGTTTCTGCCGTCTCTCCCGGCAACATCCTTGCGGCGGTATACCCAACGTCCCGGCCTGATGGTGATGTGTTCCACGAGCCACGCGGATCGCGTGTGTATTGCATCCGAGTTTCAAACGGCGCATCCAACAAGCCTTGTAAGTGTCCGGTGACGGGCGAACTGACTG